TCTTATTATCACGATCTAAAGTCACAGTGAAACCATGTTCTAAAGCTAGTATAGCTAATTGTTTTAAAAAGTTACTCATCTTGATCTCCTTTGATATGTTCATTAAAAGAGTCTACAACTTCTTTTCTATTTGTGATCTCACCCATCCATCTAGCTTCAAGCTGATCAAGTGCATCCTCGATATCATCAAACTTTCGTATCTCACTTCCATTGAAGGTTATGTACTTTTTAATCTCTTTATCATACTCTAAAGTATGTTTACTTTCTTTCCAGTCTCTAGGCTCTGTTCTTTCATCTTTATAGTTACCATATACATTATATCCCATATTAAAGAAATCTTTTTTGTTTATAAAGTTTACCCATCTTATACTCCTTTGTATGTATCTACTTATATCTTAAATTTCTTATACCCCTCATTAAAACTGGGTACTTTTCTCCATATTATACAGAGTAGGCCTACCATTTTTAGTATAGTCCCATCCTTTAGGAGCAAATTTATCTTCCCACTCTACTACATCCGTAACTCTAAAGCCCCATTCTCCATAGAACTCTCTTAAAAAGTCTCCAGTACAAAAGATCCTAAACTGTTTCACGCTTGCATCAAGATCTTTTCTAGCCGTTTGAAGTCTCAGTTTGAAGATCTCGTTACCTCTCCCTTTTGATAAGGAGAATAAGCCCGTTAGATACCCTCTCTTAGTGGTAGCAAATCCTCCATGCACTACTCCAGCCCCATCTACAGCTATATAGTAGTACTCAGCCTCTACAATATCATCTAAAAAGGATCTTTTATCATCCTTAAGCCTATTCAAATATACATGATAGGTCTCTTTATAACACTCCTCAACCCTTAAACGGTGCATATCATGATCTCTGATCTTTTCAATCCAAGGATGAGCTCTAAGCGTCTCCCATTTAGATAAACTAAAGTGACTCTTATTTACATCATGTCCACACTGTATACCAGCCATATCATGAGCACAGTCATTTAATGTAAATGGTAAACTACTCTCTTTTCTCACGCCATTACCAGCTATGGGCTCAGTCTCACTAATCATATCATTATAGTTTAGATCTCTAGCTAACAAGCATTGAAACTTGTAGTAGTATCTGTAATACAGTGCATCTCTCTCATTCTTTTTCATGTTAATACCCTCTGCTATCTAAGTTTAGTTGTCTCTTAAAAGCCTTATCTGACTTCACTGTACTTGCTTTACTCTTATTTGTGAAGCTTCCGTTATCTTCTATCTTACCACATTTAGCCCTACTACAGTACATAGTCACATCTTTAGCGTCATAGTATCCCGTCACTGGATTACCACAGTGCCTACACGGTTTAATTCCATAGTTTCTCATTACACATCCTTTGCCATGTACGTGTCACACTCTAAACTCTTAGCTAGTAGACTCACTAAGCTAACCGCTACATCATAATCCCTAGTAGATGCTACTACCATGTCATTCGCAATTATTCGATACATTATACTTCCTTTACAGTTCAAATCCATGTTTTCTAGCATATCTAATCGCTACCTCAACTTTACTTCTCATTATATTTCTACAATAGCCTAAATCGTTACTAAAGGTATCATTCTCATATACAGTGAACCAAGAGGTTAAATAACCGTTATCATAGACCTCTACTAACTTTACATTACCAGTGCCTCTGTGCCTCACTAAATATAATCCATTCCCATTCGGTTTATTTAACCAAACATTTAACACCTCATAACTATCATTCATTCCGTTACATTTTAACTTGTTCATAATTCACTCCTACTTGTATATACTAAACTCATAGCCCTCGTAGGTGTCACCCTCTGCTATAGCCTCGTCTAAGGAGTTTATGACTCCAACTAATACCTCTACTCCGTTACTCTCTTCAATGTACAGTTTAAACATTTTGACTCCTTATTTGTCATGTTAAATTATAACATGTTAACCTTAAAGTTAAGCTACAGTTTGACCACCTTTAAAAATTTGTTTAAGTAACTCTTATGTCATAAGTATAACGATTATGTATGCTAACTATGAGCTATAATCACTTAATCAAGACTAATCACTCCTTAAGAGTAACACTTAATATTTAAAGATAATGTAATTGTAACATGTTAACCTTAAAGTAAGGGCACGTTAACAGAACATTTAAAAAGATATTAAAGAACTTATAAACAAACTATCTGCTTATATGGGAGTATTATAACATGGTTTTAAATGAATGTCAAGGGTTTTAGATAAAAAGATGTTAATTTGTTAAAAGAATTGTATGAGGATCTGGTTTACTTACATTATATATGCGTAAAAAGAAAAGTTAGATATAAGGTTGAGTGAGGTACGCTAAAGGTTAAAAGTTAAAAATTTGTATTTGAGTACTTAAGCAACAGTTGACTAACATAGACTAAACTAAGTTGAGTGTAGGTGACTAAACTATACTAAAACAGTTAAATAACCGTTAGTTGAGTATTATAAGCTCATGTAAGTTGAGTGTAAGTGACTCAAGTTTGCAATAAATAAGGGAGTAAGTAAGGTTGAGTGAGGAGTTATAAGGATAGTTGAGCGTATGTGACTAAAGGTTGGCGAAAGAAGGGGTAACGGGGGAAAACTGGTGCTAGATGTTATATGATACCCCCTCACATTTTTTCAATATTTTTAGAAACCTTGCAAGATCGCTAGTCAACACAAGTCAAATAACTAACTGTAGAACGTTAACTATACCAAGAGTGATCAGGTTATAAATGTAAGGGGTAGGGTTGAGTGTAAGTGGCTCAAGGTTGGAAAGTAGAGGTATTAATAGTTATATAAGTAGGTAGGAGTAGTGGGTTAGGGGAACTGTACATATATCGAACATAAGTATCTGATAACAGATAGCAAATAGTGTTATAAATACAGTACAGATAACCCTCTCTCTCCCCTATTAATGCAGTATAACTCAATGTTTTAGGTAGGTAAACTCCTAGTACATCGTCTATAGATGTCCTTACCCTTTAGAGTTATTCACATGTAGTTATTCACATGGTAACTAAAGGATATAAGTAGTTATCTTCTAAAGGCTTTAATAGTTCCAATAGCACCTCTTACTTTAGGTCTATGGTTACTAGCACGTTTAAAGAGCTGGGCTCTACGATCAAGTTCATCTTGAATCAACTTCTTATTATACATAGCCACTGCTATATTACTATCTTGCTTTAAGATGTTCTTCTCATTCCAATACTGTACACCAATAGTTAGAGCATCCAATCTATCATCATGTTGTAACGAGTTACGGTCTTTGGTAATGTGAGTCATTTGGAATAGTAGTGAGTAAGGTAGAGTTTTATTAGTAGTTCCCTCAGAGAGAGCCTTTCTAACATCATCTTTCATATTACTATAATCTACTACAAGTCTATGTTGATTCATTAATGGCTCTAGTGTATCAATGATCCTTTTCTCTTTCTGTATACTATTATGGATCTCTTCAATAGTACAAGGGTAAATAGCATTAAGTACGGGCTGTAGTAGTTTACTAAACATACCATCACCAAAGTTGCTCTCAATCACAATCAGTTCGACTTCATACTTCTTAGCTGTCTCTGCCATCTTGATTAATGTCTCTGGTTCATAGCCTCCATCCCAATGACCAATCCAAGGACACAAGATCTTACCATGTAAGTGATTAACAACGGCTCCACCAGTCTCATCTGAACCTCTACCAGAGGGATCGATAGCTAATATCTTACCTTCATAGTTAATTAAGTCCTCAGATATAACCCCAGGACGATGTAATCGATCTCCAGTGAACCCAATATTAGGTATATCAGTTATAATAGAAGAAGGATGAGATGTCCAGGAGAGGCTAGAAGGGGCTTTAGTAGGTTCTAGGTCTGTTACAATTAGATCAGAGAGCTTAAGAGGATACTTTTCAGAGTCAGATAGAGTAGTATCTAGCATATACTGGAGCTTAAACCCAGATAACCCATAGGATAACTCTCTAGCAATAAGGTCAGCATCAGTAAACCTACTATCACACGGTAAACCGACTAGCTCTGGGTGTAGAGCCATGTCCTCTAATATGTATTCTGCCAGGCATCCTTCATAGTTATCTACCATAGCTGGATAACGAGCTGGGAAGATCCTTGTAATATAACCTTTGTCACGTAGGTTGTTGTAGATTGACTCACTAGACTGAGGTGTACCAAGTACTAGGATCTGAGACTTCTCATCTGTTTGTAAAATTGCTTCATACTCAGCTACAGCCTCTATAAGTTTAGCTCTCATAACTTCCGTAGCACTATTCTGCTTACCTTCAACATCATCTGATACCAAAAGTGTAGCTCTGTTCCCTTGAAGTTGTGAAGTAATACCTAAAGCTTTAACAGAAGGTTGTACTGTAACCTGACATCCATCAACATCAAAGGCTGTAGTGGCATCTTTCTGATCAGATCTAGCTTTTAGATGCTCTAATAGAGGCATAGTATGGATGATCTTCTTAATAAAGATAGCAATAGCCTCAGCATGTCCACCCGATTGCGATACTATCAGTACCTTTTCATTAGGATCTCGTAATAATCTCCAGGCAACAAAGCCACCAGTGATCCAAGTCTTACCGATACCTCTCAATGCTTCGAGCTGTGAACGCTTATGTCCTTGTTGGAGGTAATCAGCGATGTATAACTGCATCCTAGTAGGAGCTGGAAGTCGTAAATGTCTCCATAAGTGCATCAGAAATACTCTAAAGTCCTGAATACAGCCTTCAATCTCGTTAGTTGACATGTGCTCTGGATCTGACATAGCTATAGCTTGTTCCATTAGCTCACGCTGTTTCTGTAGCTCTTGTGCTTCGCTGTACTCCAGCATTATTGTTTGTTCCATTTAATCTCCTTTAGATGGTACAAGGTTAGCTTATAAGGGCTTAATAAAACCAAGGCGACTGATTGCCTACCTTGGCTCAATAAACGCTCTACGATCCTTCGTAGTAAGCTGAGATGTTACCATCACCAGTAAAACTATCTACACTCAATCTAAGATATCGAGCTGGTATATTCTGTACTGTAAAGATTGCAGAATCAGCAACAAGCTCTCCTGCATCAAAGACATGAGTATCTATGGTTTTATATTCTACTCCGTCTAGTGATTGAGCGAGTGAAACAGTAATGGCTGTAGTTGTAGCATCAATGTTTACTTGTACCGTATGGTTATTAGTTCTTTTCTCTGGCGAGAACGCTTTATAGGCTTGTACTGCCAGTACTTCATTATCAATTATCATCTTTATTCCTTATTTTAATTTGCTTTCTCAGCTATCGCTAACATATCCTCTACAGATATATCTTTGATCTCATTCTCTTTATTAGCAATCGCCTTAATATCTTCTGCAAGGGATCGCATCTTATCATTTTCAAGTACATCTGCTGTGATATTGTTGTTCTTAAGAAAGGCGATGGCTTGACCGAGTAACTTAGTATCTACCATCCCTCTCTCAACTGTTTCTTCTCCAGATTCTTCATCACGATATGTAACTTCTTTAGTCTGTGAGATAAGCTCATCACTTATAACTCTAGCTACAGTGTTGTGGAGGTTATCCAGTTCTGCTGTAGTAGCTTTTCCCTTTAGTATTTCCATTATCGTGTCTCTCCTTCTGTGATCATGTCTGTAATAGGTTTAATGTAGAAGAGATTGTAGAATGGTAGCCAGTAGTGCATAGCCCGTTGATTAGAATCAGTGAGTTCACCATCTTCTATAACGTCTTTACCGAACTTAACTGCATCATTTACTCTCTTACCTAGTCCACTAAAAGTAGATATAGGATCTTCCCCATAAGTCTTAGCCTCTGGGTTAAACATCTTATTAGCCATATCAGCTACAGTATATCCAACTCCCATTTGCGGTAGTTTTGTACCAAGTCTTTGAGCCATATTTGCAAAGCCCTCTTCATCCCAAGTATACTTCTGATTTTCTTCTTTCATGAAACCAGCTTGGATTAAAGCTTGTTCTCTTAGTGTGTAGAACGATCCCATTACACCAATAGTTGTAACTATACCCATAGCTTTACGTGCATCCATTTCATCCAGAGTTTTCAAGAAGATATATTCGTGAGCTTGGATAGGAAATCTCATAAACTGTAAAGCTAACTTAGCTAAAGGATTACTTGTAGTAGCGAAGGCTGGGAGTCTAGTGATATCACCCTGGAGGACAGCTTCATTAACATTAGTTTGAACTGTTGCTCTGATCTTATCTACGAAACCTAGGTCAGTCCACTTATCAAAGTTATAGTTTATTAAGTGTCCTTTCTCATCATACTCAATTTTATTTTGTGCTTTGAATTGAGCTAGGTCGTCAGTAGTAAGTCCTAATCTTGATAGTCTTTTACTCTGTGTCTTTGAAAGTTTAGTAGCATTAGCTAAATCTGAAAGATCATTGAGAGTAGAAGAGTGTACCATCATTTCTAAGGCTGAGGTAACAAAGTTCAATCCAGATAAGTCAGACATTTTATTTGACCATCTATCAAGAATAGCATCAGCCTTACCTTTAGAGTGGATAGTATCAAGTGCATCATAACGCTGTACTCTATTACTTCTGTAGATCTGTTCAATTAACCCCATACCCAATAAGTCATTAGTAGTCTTTTTCAATGGCCTACGTTTATACATATTAATAGTTTCTTGTACTGCTGGGACAAGGTGTTTAAAGACTCTCAATCCATTTGTACCTACTGCATTACCAATTTCTCCAAGTGTATTGATCGCAAACTCCCCACCAAGTGTTACATAGTTAAACTTCTGGAATCTACGAGAAAATGTTTCTAACCAGGAGTTTGGATCAGTTGCTAATCCTCTAGTACTATTAAGTGAGTCTAGGATGATCTGTACGTTTTTCAAGTCTTTAGTAATTTCTGCTGGAGTATGTCCAAGCTCTCTACCTTTATCCTCAATACGTTTCTTAAGAGCTGAAATATCTTCCATACTCTCTAGTCCTAAGTGTTTCTTCATAGCAAGTTTTCCTGAGATCTTATGGTTATAGCCTTCCGCTATATTACCTACATCTCTGATAATCAAATCACCAGCTACTTGTTCATCTAAGTGAAGCCTACGTTTCTTTAAAGCACTTGTACTTGTTACGGATTTGAAGTCTAGGTCAGTATAAATACTTGAACTCATAATCTTACTGATTGCTCCCTCAGCTTCTTTTCTAAATAGTTTTGTGATCTGTTCCTCAGTAGCCCCATCTCTAAGCATAGAAGAGATAGTCAGTTTGTTACGAGAAGAGCCCATCAACGCTTCATACATTTGATCAGAAGCTCTCTGAAAACCTAAATCTTCGATATGTTCTTTGTCAAACATTCTACCAATATAAGCTCTCCCATTTCTTCCAATAAAGCTAGAGTGTTCTACTTTTTCACCAAACTTCTGATATTGTTCGTAGTAATCTCTAATAGGTTTTAATTGAGTTGGTAACTCTTTAGCAGTTTCAATCTCTTTAATATAAGCATTGATCAAGTTCTCTTCCATCAACTCAGTATCAAACTCTTCTCTCTTAATAGGGACACCCTCAGCATCTATATCGTCAACGATCTTCATAGGTGGTTTACCTACATAGGTTTCATATTGGTCGAGTAGTTGTAGTTCATCAGTATGTATCTCTGAGAAGCGTTGCACTGCCTCATCATCTATCTCTTTAAGTCTTGTACGATAGTCGTCACCAAGTCCTTTCATGTACTGAGGTAGTTCGAGATCAGGGTTTTCTACCTGAGCTTTCTTATAATGTTCTCCAGTCTGTCTCATGAACTTACTATATAAACCATTGAGATTCATTTTAGTATTAGTTGCTTTAATTGGAGATCCAGTTTGTAGTTTACCTTTTGCTGTGAGTGCTAGAGGACTATGCTCAGAGGCATTAGCCACTCCAATTACTATTGGATTCTTAGACTTATACATCCTAGCGATAGGACTCCAGGTAAATTTACCAGCAAAACTTTCTATCCTACCTTTGAAGCCACTATCGATGTGAGCAAAGTCGTCAGTACCATTAAGCATGTCAGCATGAAACTTCAAATCTTTCTCGGTAGTAACACTAAGTCCTCGCATCTCTTTATTAACTTTATCAAATGGAGTTAGTCCATCTTCATCAGCATATCGCTGATTAGATCTAGTATGTGGTAGTAGTGTGCCTAGCCCTCCTCCAATTAGTCCAGACATTAAAGCAACTGCTTGTAACTCATCTGAGTCGACATCATCAGCAGAAGCTTGTATCATATATTCACTAGCTGTGTTAGAAAGAGTCACAGTAGTACCAGCTTTGATTGCATTATTTGTACGTGAAGCATCTCTTAACATCTTGATGCCACCTAGAAACTTATAACCTAAAGGCATAGCTAACATTGAAGGAAGATCTGCCATAGAGGTTGCCATCATAATAGGGTACTGTGCTATAGGTTGTTCCTCTTGTAATCTAGCTTTATCTTCTCTACGTAGTTTATTTCTTTCTAGTCTAGCTGTTAGGTGAGCTTCATTGATACTATCATAAAATTCAGTTTGTTTTATATCATCTATTGCATACTTCTTATAGAGATCTTGTGTCTGTTGTGAATTATGTTTAAAGCTAGGATCTCTATCGTTTCCTGGTATTTGATACTTCTGATCCGCAAAAAGATACGCACCATTAGCAGTTAGCCTAAAGGCAGAAGCTAAGTCTTTACTAAAATCTTCTTCAAAGCGATCAGGTTCAGCATACTTAGCTGTAACCTCCTCTACTCTTTCAAATATATTCTCATCTGTTATAACATCTGCCATTTAATCTCCTTATTTATCAATACCTGATCTTATATCTATACTATTATTCCTAACAATATACCTCTTATTAGCCCCTATAGTTGATCCAGGAGCAGTTGTAGCTGTTCTGGCATCATCATGGATTAGTTTACCCTCTTTATCAAAGTACTGGATTCTATACTTACCACTCTTAGGAGGAGTTGTCTCAACAAAAGCCACTTGTGGATAACCTAACTCAGTAGCTAGTTGTCCATAATCTTGTATCGTTCTATTGATAACACCATTACTATGTTTACCGCTTGTTGTTGTTACATCTAGTAAAGTAGATATTGTTCCAGCTTGATCATTAAGATCTAACTTTTTAATAATATTACCTTTGTTCCAAACAAGTTTAGATAAGGCTGTTATAGTGTTCTCTGAGGCTGTTTCTATCCCTTTAACATTCTCTATTGCTGGGAGTACATTCTTAGTGTAGTAACGTACCGCATGATCATAGTCAGTCTCTTTACCTATTTTAGGGAAATTTGTAATAACTACTCCATACCTTGTAGTATTCTTAGTGCCTTTAGGGTTTGCTGGGGTAATAGTCTCTTGACCTACGTGTAGTTGCCCTTCTTTAAATATTTTATCCCCTACTTCGGCTACTCTAATAGCCTCCATATTATTAACTAAATTACTTAGGATAGGTTTAGAGGCTATAGGGGCTTCTTCAATAACCTTAGTTACTGTATTATTAATAGCTTGTTTATCTTTGATAATAGTTTTAAGTTTCTCTCTTCCGTTTGGGTTGGTAACATCTACACTTTTAGTCTTATCTACTATAGCTCTACCATCTTCACTTACGATCAACGGTTGCGTAAGTATTGTTGAAAAGTTACTGTTAAGAAAATTAATATAATCATTTATACCATCCTTATTAAATAATGCCGTAGCATTTTCTCTGCTATTAAGAGCTACTTCCATAGTTGATTCAACATAAGCTGGATCACTCTCTATAGCTTTCTTAGCCTCTGCTTCTTCTGCTAAAGCTTTATTTTTAGTTTCAGCCTTAAGAGCTTTGTTTGTAGTAAGTCGTATTACTCCTTCGTAGGACTGTTGTTTTTTATATTCGTGTTCAAGTCTATCAATCTCAGTAAAAACGTCTCTAATAGCTTCACTAGTTCCAGTCATAAATGAATCCCAGATAGCTTCTACTTTCCTAGTTGTAGTCGCCCAAGCACCTTTTTCCACAGCTAAGTCTGCTTTTTGTTTGTACTTAATAAGATCATCTAAGTTCACTGCCATATCTTGCATAGGGACTTCATCTACAAATAATCTAAAGTCTCCAGTAGATTTATCATAAACAAGTTTCTTATCCCCTTCGATACCAATCTTATCAACTTTATCAACTAAAGGAGCAAGTACCTCTTCTAACTGTTCAGTGTCATAAGTCTGCACACCGTTAGGAGCACCTCTCATATCAACATCCATAGAAGTAAATAATCCAGAGCTAACACTAACAATATGAGCTTCTGTATCTTCCTTGATGTAGTCAACGGCTGTCTGTGGCGGTACACCATATTTAATTAAAGCTGAGTAGATTCCGATATTCTCTGTGTAATTTGATTTACCAGCAAATTCCTCATTAAACTCTTTTCCAGCTTTTTGTATGATTCCTTCCGCATTACCTTGTTTAACTCTGTCAATATGCCCTTCTGTAAGTTCTCCCCCTCTTCTCATCTGGTAAGCGTAGAAGAACATAGCCGATTTATCATCTTTCTCCATGTTATTACTCATAACACTTTGATTAGTATAGTAACCTTCCAGAACCTTATTGACGTTTTGAGTAAGTATTTTAGGATCTTCCTCACTTAGGGCTGAGGTAGTAAAGGAGTTAATTACTCCACCTTGTCCAGTTTTACCAGCCATATCTACTGCTGTAGCAACATCTCCTGAGAGTACCAACTTTTTAATAACATCATCTGCAACTATTTTAGCTTGTTTAGGGTTCGCTGATAAGTCAGTATTAATAGGATTAGTAAGGTAGTTTTGAGTAAAATCGTGTTTAGTTTTATAGTCAATAATAAACTGTTCATCAGTTCCACCATGAGCCTTATAAGTAGTCTCGACTAAACTAGGATCAACATACCCAGCTACATAGTCAGGTTGTTTCTTCATAGCATTGATCTTAGACGTATTTGCTTTCTCAGTCTTAAGATCCCAAGAGTCGATAGCTGATTGTTTTAAATCTGGATTCTCAAATCCCCCCACCTTAGCCACTCTCTCAATAGTTGCCATATAAGCATCTTTATTCCTACCCTTAATATGTTGAGGTAGAGTAGCTTTAAGTTTAGTTATAGCTGTAGCTCTCTTCTCTAATAGAAATTGTCTGTTCTTATGATAACCATTATACATAGTACTATCAACTGTAACATCTTTATTATTCACTGATACTATATCACCCAGTTTCTCTTTAGCAAATATATCCAGGTTATTCAATAGTATATCAATCTCTTCTGGAGAAGAAGTTTCAGCTACAGATTCTTTTAGTCGCACACCGTAGTCAGTAAACTTAGCATCAAAATATTTAGCTTTATTCCCACCAAACTCAGTTTTGATTAAGTAGTCTTTATTGTTAGAAAGTATAGTAGAATCCATTTCTTTTGTATTTGCTACATCCATAGTAGCGAAGTCTGCTGTATTAGCTTTAGATACGTTTACCGTATCGTTTACTTTCCCGACTACATTTGAATTATATAGTCTTAGTTTATTTGTTGTACCTTTATAACCTTTTGTAAGCGTAACAAGATCATCACCTTCGATGTTATAGTAACCACCTACTTTAGTCGCATTATCTTCAAACTCTTGAACGAATCTATTTCTAGCTTCTGGATCTGCTGTAGTATTATAATCCTCATAAAGTTTATCTTGTAGTTCCATGATATTAAGCTGAGCATCATTCATACGCTCTTTAGCTTCATCATCTAAGTACTTAGCTTCTGCTTTAGCTACTCTAACATCTGAGACTTTCTTAGCCATAAGTAAGCTACTGATATCTCCAGCTAGTCCAGCTACTTTACTCTTAACTCCAATCTGAGCAGTATACCCAGTTACTTGTCCTATTTCTGGTGTATATCCAAAATCTACCATTTAGTCTCCTTTAAAGTGCTTCGTAATATACTGTACCAGCTTTAGCTAACATGCCAAAACCAGAGTCCGTATCATTTTCGTAATCAGTTGCTATACTAACCATTTGTGATTGGTAATTAGTAACAGCGTTCCTCATCTCTGTTTGTACCTTTACGGTATTTGCCTCTGCTCTCTGTTTGATCTGGTTTCTAAATTTCATCCCTTTGATCTCAATTGAGTTTGCTATCCTTTGAGATGTGTTCCCAACTATACCAGATTCCGCTTGATGTCCAGCTATAGAAGAAACTGCTTCCATTTCTTTAAACTTAGCATCAGTAAGCTCCATACCAGTCTGGCGGTTGAGTTCCTCTGCTGTCTGCTTTAGACTATTAACTTTTATTCCGAGATTTCTATAAGCTTGTTCAGCTTGTAATTTAGCATTTTCTTCTGCTTGTGCTCCTCCAAAGATAGATTCGACCAAACTTAAACCGCCCATAGCTAAAGGTATTAATGGTACTGGCATGTTATTCTCCTATTTTATATTTAAGTGTTATCTACTCATAACAAGCTGAGGTTAGCTGTCAGCCTCTTAAAAGTAGACCGTTGGATAAAGAGCTTAGGAGTTAACCTAAACGCTCTTAAATCGGCTATTTGTTACTAGCTATAGATGCTCCGAAGTATGCACCAACAATAGCTTGAAAGCTTGTACTAACAACTGGTAGAATTACTAATCCCTTAAGTGTTGTCCAAACTTGTTCTGTCTGAGTTGTATCTATTAAGCCAAAGAGGTATGATCCTCCAGTCTTAACTTCTGTTATAACATTGATCCCTTGATCGTATGGAACTAAAGCTATTACCACAATGATAGCCGTTATAGCTAGAGCAATAGTTCTCCTAGTGAAAGCGAAGCCAGAGTTAGTAGTAGCTGTCTTATTAAGATGTTGGATCTGTTGATCTCTTACAGAGAAAGCTTCCATAGTCTGCTTATGCTGTTCAGCTTTGTTCTGCATACTCATACTAAAGAGTTTTACGACTGCTCCAAAGACACCTCCACCAACTAAGGGTAAAAGTTCCATTAACATTATAGTATTCTTTCTATGAATAATCCTACAACGGATAGAGCAAACCCTAAGAACACTAGTTTCTCTGCTCTTCTATCTGCTTTATCTTGATCCATGTGTTTTTCAACATCATCCATCCGCTTATGTATCCTCTTAAAAGAATCGGCAAGCTCTCTATCCATTGAAGCGAATCTCCCTGATAGAAGTTTATTATCTAAATGGACATCACTCATCTTCTCTAATGTTGTAGATATATGCAGTAGGGATTCGCTTACTACTGCCATATCTTTCTCTATCTTTGATAGTCTTTGTTCTTCCACCTCTTATCCTTATTTTTTATTTATTATACTTTTATATCACTATTATACTTTTGTAAAATACATACCATTGATCGTTGCGAATTTAGCTGATATAGTACCACTGTTTAACCTAGCTACTAAACTATGAGTACCATCTCCATCACCTCTCCAGTAACATTTAGATAACGCTGGGGCTACTGTACCAGCATTACTAGTAGATATAGCTCCATTTAACATACTGTTTAGCTCAGAGTCACCATTGTTAGGGAGCTGGAATGGAGTAGGCATATCTAAAGGAAGAGGTATAGTAACATAAGAGTTACTCACTCCTGCTGTTGCATACTCCAGCCTCATTTCAAAGAAAACTACATTACCTATTCGAGAATATCTATATTGTTCAGTTCCGCTTGATGGATCTGTCCCATCCCATATTACATTTGTTAAAGTTTCATTGTATTTACCAGGATGAGTACTTCCAGCATATTGTACTGTTTTCTCATATTCATTAAAGCTTACTCTACCCGTTAATGAATAACCAGGGATATCTATATTATCATCTTTTATTAAGTCCTCGATATCTGCGTTAAGAGAGTAAGCACCGCTTATAGCTATATCGTCTATTTGAACCAAACTACCTTGAAAAGTAGGAGATCTATCACCTATCCTAAAGAGTATCTCATCATAAGCTGTTCTCGTAGATAGTGATTCAAAAGTAAAACAACTTGTCTGATTTGTTATGTATACTCTCTCTTCACCTAAATACTGTGCGTCAAATGAGCCTTGGTAGAAACCTTGTACTTTATCAGCCCAAATACAAGCTATTGAGTAACGATCACTTATAGCACTCTGTTCTCCATGTATCTTTGTTGCTGTGAAAGTGAATATATCCAAATCTTGTAGACACATACCAACACCTTTATGATTTTCTACTTGGAAGTTTGTGAAGGTATTATCAGAAGATCCGCCAACTGCTCCGCTGTAGATGTCAACTGCTGGAACAGTAAACTCTTTATCACTAATAGTTGTTATTGCAGTATCAGCTAGTGTGACAGATGAAGCAGATATATAAGCTGTGATTTTTGTTCTGAATAACCCTCCGTTAGTACCAGCTCCTTTTATATATATATATAAACCTACATGGTCGGAAGTAAAACAATTAGCATCTGCGGTTAGTGTTGAAGATGTAGCAGATATTGAAACTAAAGGAGTTCCGAAAAATAAACGTCTATTAAGGCTATCTGTGTGTGATGTATCTACAGTAACTTGTGTTGAGGATGTATATCCAGTGATCTTACATTTTCTCCTATTTGTATTTCCTACTAAGCCCCAAATTGCTATAGTATGTCCTACATCAGCACTTGAAAATATTGCTCCACTTGCTGTAACGGTGTTCCCTGATTGTTGTACTGTGATTGCAGAAGCATCTTTATACTCGAAAGACTCCCCACCAGAAAACATTGATATGTCTCTGAATCTACAGTTTTGAGGAGAAATTAATCTTATGGTGTTGTTGTTCCAAGTCCCAAAAGTAATATTATTAATTCTTGATTGTGCTAATACGCCTAATATCCCTACTGGGGCCCTACTACAATTTGAACCTTTTGAGAAGTGGAATCCGTTAATTGAGATAGCTGACTGATATGCTTGGTTATCTTCATCGCCAAAAGAGAAGGCTGAGGGAGCTACTGCATCCGCACCATATCCATTGAAATCAACTACTATTTCTACAGCTTCAAATCCATCTCCACCAGTAATTTGTCTCCTCTCACCTCCAGTAGCTATGAAGTCAATATGATCTCGTATTAGATACTTACTTGCTGGGAAGTGTAAAGTCGATGGTGTGGTAGAAGCTAAATCTTTAAAGTGATCTACTGCCTTTTGTAGAGCTTGACTATCATCTGTACTACCATCACCTTTAGCACCAAACCACTTTACGTTAATAGTCCCATCGTACTGTCTGATCCATCCATTTATAATAGTACCTTCATTGTTTACTGCTACTTGTGAGGCATCATAATTAAATATTCCTCCCCTAAGCTCCTCTTTAACTAAGGCTGTTGTGTACACTTCTGTGTCTACTGTAAGTAAATCAGCTATTGTATCAACTACTATACCATCCATTTTCGTAGCTAACTCTGCCTGAATAGGCTCTGCAATCTCTGTACTAATACCTGCTAAGTACTCTAGCTGTGAAGCTATTATATTTATATCTCCTATAGAAGCACCAACTAAATCTACGTTGGTCGTAGTACCTAGATCAGCAATAGATTCAAAACTATCTGCTACCCATACTATAATAGCTGTTAAATTAGCTGGAGCTGTTTTGAAAACTATACTATTATTGATAATATCAAACTCTGTAGTATCTAAGAAAGGTGTAGCATCTATATCTATTCTTACATAGTCCTCACTTATAATATGTGTTGCTATTGGGAATATTCTCGTATTTCCATTCCCATCAAAGGGGTATTGTGTTATTGCCATTTCTCGCTCCTTATAGTTTTCGTTCTAGTATCAAGTTCGTTATTGCTATTGTTAAAGTATCAGTAGCTAATTCACATCTATGTTGTACAATGACATCGATGATACCTTCCTCTGTTAATACGAGAGGACGAGCACAAGTCATTAAATTATTATCAGCTATATCTTTAGGTTCATTATTGAACTCCATCCAAGTAGTCCCTCCATCTGGACTAATCCTACAGTAACCGCTATTAACAATACTGTTATAGTTACACACAACAGAATGTAGTACTTGATAGACTCCAATAGGAAGTGTACCAGTTGTTAATCTGTTCGTTTCTACCCAAGCCTCGCTATTGATAGGATCTGGTATTTCAACACTATAATTATAGTAAGGAGCAAAACCTAAAGAATGTTCTGTTAGGGTAGCTATAGTTCCTACTGCTGTCTTATCTGCATCGGTATACGCATTAGTATCATCCTCTGCTTCATACCATTGTTTAATCTTTGTGCCGTCCTGAGCATCAGCTATTCCTTGTTCTATCTTATCTAAGTTTGTTTTGTTAATAGGTTGTAAGCTATTGTTAGTCCAAACTGTTTTAGTATAATTACTAGCCATCTTTATTCCTTATCTTAGTACTTTACTTGTTGGATTATATAAACCTTCAACTACTAGCGATCTTATTCTAAAATCGGATGAAGTCTCATTACTTATGTATATATCACAGCTCCCAACCTTAGAATTAACATGTAAATCAAGGTCTTTAATTGTTGTATAATCGTGTGTTTTAGTGTACGTAACATTATAATCAGATCTGTAGACACGAGCATCAAACTGACCTTCACCTTCTATTGTTACTTTCTTAATTAATACCTTATCTTTTGGACTACCTATCTCCTGACCTACATGAGGATACCAATCTGGAAGTTTAATTTCTGACTTATAAGTAAATGAAGTAGATTCAGTTGTATCTAGGAAAGATGAGCCAGAAGGATATAAGTCCTCACTAGGATAGAGATCTTCACTAGGATAGAGAGGTGCTCCCTCTGCTGTTAATATAGCATCCTTAGCAAGTTCTACAGTATTATAAGTATATTGAGTGCCTGACTTATACACAACAAGTAATAGATTGTCTAATATCTCATATTCAAAACTATTATCTGTTATCTCTGAATGTCCCTCATAGAACGTCCATTTACCCCAGGCTGATTGTAGCCTCTCTGTACTATTATCCTTAAAACTATACAAGTAAATTTTATTAGTTAAAGTAGTACAAAACACATAACCAAGCACACCATTGATTAAGATCTTTTGTATTGGCTCATCAATTAAAGTAGGAGTAGAGAGGTTTAGATCTATTCCAGAAACATTTAAGGTATCTTCATTTTTACGATATTCCCTTAGTTGTTGCTGATTATGTGTAGTACTAATAAAGAAGAGACTGTTACCATTAACTACTGGCTCTACATCTGTATTCATAGGGTAGTTTGAAACTATCTCTACGGAAACAGAAAGAGGTGAGGTGATCCCTGATGAAAGTAATTCATACTGACTATCCTTAGTAAAGATGTAGAGACTCCCTTGAAAAGGTTTAGCATATTGGATCTTACTAGCTTTAGTTGAGGCTAGTGCGATATCTATAGGATCAGTATCTAGTACACTTAGTACTGTTTTGATATAGAAGTTATAATATCCAGCCGTTTCACTTAATATTATGTTTGCGTCACTGGCTAAGCCTAGTCTATTTTTGTAGAAGAATACATCTTTTATCTGCGTACCTATAAAGGACGGACTAGGGTTAGTGTTTTCATCCCCTACCAGAGGAGTTCCCCAATCTAAAAAAGATAGTAAGAAAGTTCCGTCTGCTTGTCTGTCACAAGCTACTGGCATATTTTCTAACGTTCCTCTTGTATCTGCTGGATCTTTAGTTTCTATCCAAGATGAAACGTTAGCTTCTACAAAGTAATTAGTGAAATCATTATTATCATCTCCAGTAATTTCTACTACTGTGCCATCAAAGCCTAAAGAAGCTGGTAGATCTGATAGTTTGGATACTGAGCCTTTCCACCCAAAGGATGCCTGGCTTCCCCAACTATCCCAGGAATCAAAAGTAAAATCCGCAGAGTTTGATCTAGTTATTTTTATAATATTCCCACCACTTATAGAAGTGCCTTTATACTCTGCTGTGAATCTAGCATCAGCATTAATCAGATTAGCTAACTCTCCTACAGCGACATCTGACTCATGATCAGTAGTTTGAAATAAAGTGCCTTCTAAATAAACTGCATATCTAAACTCATTGAGTTCATCAGCACTGGCTCTCTTTAACCAATAGAAAGCAGTAGGTATAGTTGACGTAGGGGCTACAGTAGATATTCCCACTGTTTCTTCTGTATTAACTAAGAATGTCCTATCTTGAACAGTTAGTCCTTTTAGATTAGTTATCGTATTAGCTGTTAGGTAGGCTTTGAGGGCTGTTACATTACCCGTATAGCTTAAAGATTTAGCTACACCAGCCTTATTAAATATCTGTAAAGGGTTACTACTCTCACCAGTTCCTACAAATACGTACTCTTCTTCATCCTCTCCTCTATCATATACATGTACTATTTTTGACTCTACTGGGAGATCATTATTATGAGTTACGTATAGAGATGGAGGTCTCTTACTCGCTCCAAGAACAATATCAGGAATACAGTTTACCATATCCTTGCATTGACTGTCTATCATAAATTCTGGAACTTGTTGTGAGATCCCATTATAGAAAGAGGGATACACTTTGTGAAACTTAGCCATTTTATTCTCCTTATGATAGTGGTGTAGGGGTAGTAGTTCTGTCAATTACTCTTGAAGCTTTTATCAAGTTATAACTTTTATGTGACATATCTTCTCGTTCAACTTTTATGAACTGTTTTCTTATCAGGATATCTAAATCTTTCTGAGTAGACGTATCTCCATTTAAGAAGGTATGTAGCTGTTTTGCTGATTCATACATTACATAGGTAGCAAAGATGCTTGGGAGCTCTGTAAAGCTCTCTTCAAATATTGTTGTTAATGTTACATCGTTAGTGAATATCTTAGTCTGACCAGCTACATCATATAACTGATTCCCTTTAACTAAGTACTTATCACTAGTATTAGTACTCCTAACACTTATCACTGTAGTTGGTATAGTTATATATCCTTCTACTTGAAGATATGTCCAGTCCTCTGTATTGAACCACCACCCTTTTTCTTGAAGCTCTTTATTAAGCTCTGCAAGTACTAATTTAGCGTCTTTGGCTTCATGTCCCTCTGGTAGATCATCTATAATCACTGATGAAGGTATCGGCAATTCACCTACGAAACGTAACATTTTGTTTACTGCGTCAAGTTCTGTCATTTTTGAATCCTTAAATAAATATGTCCTTAACTTATATAAAGACTAAAAAAAAGGGAACACCTAAGATTTCTCTTAAATATCCCCTATAAGTTAGCAGTCGGTTAAACTGCGACTACACCAGTATCACCACCAGTAATAACTGTAGAAGCACCTGGTTTAAGTACTCCCATTCCATACGAGTAGTATGAAGTAAGTAATGTAGATAGTTGTTTTGGTAAGTAGTTTTGCTCAGAAGTAATGTCAAGAAGTTTTACAACTCCAACACACTCTTCATTGAATAATAGACCTTGTACGTATCTAGTGTTTGTTTCACCAACGTCTACACCTACAGAAGTTTGACCAACTGCTACAGTAGGAACGTTGTTAGACTTGACAATACCAATTCCAGCTACATCCATTACCATACCAGAGTCGAGTCCACCATTAGAACCAGATGTGAGATCTTTGTTAACTGCATCTGATTGAGCAAGGTAAGCATAAGTAATAGGCTTAACTACAAGCACTTTATCGCCATATACATCTTTCTCTTCCATCTGAGCTACTGCTGTAAATGTTGCTTCAATAAGAGCATCACCTTTAGCTTTTGAAGTAGTACCCGTGAAGATAACATCGTTGTTGACTTCACCGCCGTCAGCTTGAAGTACATCACCACCGATTGTTCCAGATGTCTGAGAAGCTGTTAATACTTCTGATCCAACTGCTTTATCAATCTTAACTGCAAGAGCTTCACCAGATTGTTTCGCAAGTTCATTACGAGTTTCAAAGTGTAGGATCTTTTCTTCAAACTTATCAACGTTTAGAGAGTAGTACTCTAGTGCATCGATATTGATAACTCTGTCTTTAACCAAGATCGCAGACATTGTAAGTTCAGTACCAGGTACATGAGTATTAGTATCTCCGTCAGAAGCTTGCCCGATTACTGGGAAACTCATTGAGCTACCGTGATCTGCCGTCTTTTGGGAAACGAGAGGTAAGAATACTGTCTTTCTTTCAAAAGCAGTTAGTACTAGTCCAGAATAGATCTCGATAGCATTGTCCATCTCCGTTGGTACACCAAGTGGAGTTTGTGAGTTGTTTCCTAAGTTTACTGTTGTTAATCCAGCCATGTTATATTCCTAATTTTAAATTTTTGTGTTATTCTTATACTTACTTTTATTCTATCTTCCTTAAGTTGTCCTCAGTGTACTGCTCTCAGCATTTTAATATTGGGCTTGAAGAATAAGTCTAATCAGAAATATGTAGAATTAGTTGATTGTTTAGTAACCTTACTAAAGTAGTAAGTTACGTGAGAGGTTGAGTTTATTATATACGTATAATTATAAGCTCGAAGTGGAGACTGTATTTTACCTATCGATCCTTCCTTCTCTTAACGGGATAGAACCTAACCACCGATGCCCCAGCGTTAGGATGTATAGACTTTAAAAACGTGTTTGGTGGAGAGTAAGGGATTCGAACCCTTGTGCCATTTCTGACAGAATCGTCTCGGACGATCTACTTTTTAGCCACTCAGTCAACTCTCCATACTTCTTTGTTCCCCTATGAGCCCACGTAAAGGAGGATAAACCGTGGAGGGGAAGGCTTTTAGATAGTGCCTTTTCTCTTACTAGTTAGATAACGATCATCTACCATTTTTGTGTACTTAGGATCTTTTCCGTAGTTAGTAGTACGAGGGTTAGTAGCTTGTTGCCACTCTTGCTTAGTAGCAAAGGGCTTAAGTCCACCAGCATCAGCACCACCTTCACCTTGAATACGGTTAGGGGCTCTGTTAGCTGATCCATGCTTTAGAGCCATATATTCTACAAGTCTTGTTACTTTGGCTTGATCACCTTTAGCAATAGCAGTATTGTAATCAGCTACAGTACCAGCGTCCATACCAGTTTCAGCCCACTTGATAAGTTCTGTGTAGCCTTCCTCACCACCAGTCAACTCATAAACTTTAGCAGTAAATGAAGCACCAATAGCTTTCTGACCTTCGATATAAGCATCTACATCTGATCTAGGAAACCCTTTAGCTTCCAATTCTTTATAAGACTCTTCTGATACTACACCAGTTTCAGCATACTCATTTGTATACTTAGTAAATCCGTTAGCTTCCTCTTCTTTTGGAGTGGGAGCTGGATCGCCCTCTTTTGGAGGAACTGGGTCTGGATCTGGTTTAGGAGTAGGATCAGGGTTTCCGATCTTCTTCTCTGCTTCCTGGTGCATAGCGATTACTTCTTCAATCGACTTCCCTTGATATTTTTCTGGGATACTGCCTGCTGGAGTAATAGGTGTCCCATCTGCATTATGTCCCTCCACTACATCTGGATTAGGATCAACGTAGCCTGGTTGTGACTTCTTAAAACGTGCTACTGCATCTGCTTCAATCTGCTGTTGTTCTGTTAGACCTTCACCTTGTGGTGCTCCTCCTTCTATTTCATCCATTACTTACTCGCTTCTGGAGTAGTTGTAGGAGCTGTAGTGGCTTTTGTTTTAGGAGCTACTTTCTTTTTATCGGCTTCAATTTTTGCCAGAGCCTCTGCTACACCTTTAGCTACTGCTTCATCAATCTCTTTCTGACGCTGTTCCGCTACTGCTTCATCAATCTTCTCCTGGATAACACGTTGTTTTTCAATATCTTCTGGAGATAGATCAGTGATAGTAGGTGTCATGTTGATGGTGTTTTTCTGAATATCCTCAGCATCTTTATCCCTAAGTACGTAGTCACTATCTGTGATGTTGTTATTTTTAACTTTATTTTTTTCTGCTTTTACTTGCTGTAGTGTCTTTCCCATTTGTATGTCCTTTGTTTGTTGTTGTTTATTGTTGTGCTGGTGCGGTAGCTTCTGTTACTGCCCCCTCTACCATCCCCTGAGCCCCTTGTTGAACTAAGGCATCTTCTCTATTCTTCTGCTCTTGTGCTTGGATCTCTGCATCTGAAACAATAAGTCCAGTAGTATCTAATTCT